TGCACAACTGGATTTGCGTGTATCTCAAGCAGGCGGAGCAGACACCGCCGGAAGAGGAGGACAAGCCTATGAGCAAGCATACTGTATGCCTTGACCCCGGACACGGGCCGGGCAACGTCAACGGATCCCCGGACGGCACCTACAAAGAGTGGGAGTTTACGTGGGATATGGCACAGCGTGTCAAGCCGCTGCTGGAGGCCCAGGGGGTGGGCGTGGTGCTCACCAAGACAGCGGACAACTACCCCAGCCTCACGGAGCGGGCCAACATCAGCAACAAAGCAAAGCCGGACTGCTTTGTGAGCATCCACACCAACGCGGCCGGGGAGGGCGGATGGTCGAGTGCGTCCGGGCTGGAGGTATACACCAGCGCCGGGCCCATGACGGCCCAGCGCAATGTGCTGGCCTCCAAACTGGTCAACGCCTTCCATGTTGCCGGGGTGGCCCTGCGGAGCGAACCGATCAAGCACGAGATGTATACCGTGCTTGCCAAGACGGACGCTCCCGCCTGCCTGATTGAGTACGGCTTCCATACCAACAAGATGGACACGGAGTATCTCAAGGATAGCAAGTACCGGGACAAACTGGCCGAGGCCACCGCAAAGGGCATCTGTGAGTTCCTGGGCGTGGCGTGGCAGGCCGATCCAGGAGAGGGCAACGCAGAGGATACCCCGGACGCCTGGGCCGCTGAGGCGTGGCAGAAAGCCAAAGACAAGGGCGTGCTGGATGGCACCCGGCCCCGCGATAATATGACCCGGCAGGAGTTGGCCGTCGTACTGGAGCGCTTAAACCTATTGAGCTGAACAAGCTGGAAAGGAGGACGAAATGGCAAGCATCAAGGATTTGCAAGACCAGATGAACAAGAACTCCCAGGCGTGGCATGGAGCCAATAAGGCCGAGCAAGACCGCCTGCACAAGGAGAACGAACGCCTGCAAAGCCAGATTGACAGCATGACGGGAGGAAGCTCCACCTTCAATCCCGGTACTGGCAAGTGGAGCACCACGGGAGGTTCCAGCGCCTCCAGGCCCAGCGGCGTGGGCGGGTCCAGGCCCAGCGGCGGCAGTTCTTCCAGGCCGTCCGGCGGTAACTGGAGCACGGGCAGTAATGGCTACGGCTCCAGCTATGGCACGGACGCCAGCGGACAGAATGATTACAGCGTTCTGATCAGGGACGCCATGAACGCGGGTGCTTCCGCAGATGAGGTTCAGCGGCTCTTGGACCAGCGGGTAAACAAGGCGCAGCAGAGCGGGTACAATCAGTACATGTATGACGACCTGTACCACGCAGCGCAAAACTATATCAAACAGCAGACCCAATTACCTCAAGTGGAAGACTACTCCGACTATCTGGCCGACGCATTTGCAGCTCAAAAACGTGCTGCTCTGGCGCAGATCAACAACGCCTACCAGCAGAACGTCAATGCAATCAACCGGGCGGGGGAGGGTGTGGACACCCGGTATCAGAACGCCCGGAACCAGGCGGCAGGGGCCAGTGAGCTGGCGGCCCGGAACTTCAATGAGTATGCGGCGGCGGCGGGTTTGAACTCCGGCGCGGGCGGCCAGGCCGAGCTGGCCCGCAACGTAGCCTTGCAGAACAATCTGAATGACCTGAGCACAGCGGAAGCCCAGACCTACGCCGACCTGGAGCAGCAGATGGCAAACGCCGAGGTGGAGTACAACAATGCTATCGCGGAGGCGGAGGCCAACGGCGACGCCGCTCTGGCGTCGGCGCTGTATCAGGAAAAGGTGCGTGTCCAGCAGGCAAACATGGAGGCTCTGATGCAGCAGTATCAGATGGATCTCCAGAAACAGCAGCTCCAATATCAGCAGAAGCAGGATGCGGCCAGCTCGGCTCTGGCCGAGCGCCAGCAGATGGCCCAGTACGGGAACACCTTTCTGGAGATGGGCCTCATGCCCTCTCAGGAGATGCTGGACGCCATGGGCATTACGGCGGCGGACGCGCAGGCGTATATCAATCAGCTTTCGCTCCAGGCGTCCCTCACGGCCGCGGGAGGCCGGAGCGGAAATGCCGGGAGAGGTACTGGAGGAACTACCGGCAGTGGCACCGTCGAGAACGTATCCGCCCCAACCTCTAACGCAGGAGGTTCGGTTGGTGGCAGCCAGGTGCAGGGGAACAATTCAGAATGGAGTGGAATCGACATGTCCAGCGTGACGGCGCTCGGCTATGGGCCGGTCAGCAGGGCCTACCTGGAGCAGATGGTGGATAGTGGACAGGTGGAAGCATATCAAGATCCTGCTACCGGGCTGATCAAATTCCGGCGCGGAACCACTTCGACAGTCCCTTCCCGGCCCAGTTTCGGTAATATTCAGTCCTTGATTTAGAGGTGCCCTTATGGCGAAGCTGTCAGAGCTGCAATCCAAGGTAACAGGGAGCGCAATCAATGTTGACCCGCTTGGGAAAAAGCGGCCGACAACGCAGACGGTTTTTAACACCTTGCAGCAGAGTGTATCACAGAGCGCTGCCCCGTCTCCACGTATCAGTAAAACCACAGCTCCCTCCTCTTTGCCGGAGAGCAAGGGAAAGAAGGTCACACTTCCGACGGTTAAGCAGAAAACCAACCCCCTGACCACCCCAGCCAAGAGTGGATTTTTTGAAGGTCTCAGTATTTTGCCGTCTTCTGCGGATGAACTCATTAGTCCATACGCATGGGGACGGGCTGGTACCGCTCTTTTAGGGGCGGCGGAAGGGGTTGCAGACTTCATCGGCAGCGGCTTCTATAAGGGAGTGCAGGGGATCAGTTCTCTTGGTGGCCTGGCTCCCAACCCGGTATCAGAGTGGGCCGGCCGAAACGCAGATGCTTTTTTAGATAACAGTATAACGCAAGACCTGGAGCAGAAACTGGCGGAGAAGTACAACCCCAGCCAGGGCGCGCAGAACGTAACCGGCATTGGACAGGCCATCGTTCAGATGCTGCCCGGCATCGGCGCGTCCAAGGTTGTGTCCGCAGCAGGGAAGGGGCTCAACGCCGCCCAGGCGCTTTCCCGCGGGGAGAACGTGGGCCGGGCGCTGTTCGGCATTCAGGCGGCGGGCAACGCGGCCAGCCAGGCCAAAGCGGAGGGGGCGGACACCGGGCGGGCGCTGGCCTTTGGCGCGGCCTCTGGGGCCCTGGAGACCGCCATTGAGGGCATCGCGGGCGGCATTCCCGGCCTGGGCGGCGGAAAGGTGGGGAAGATTGCCGAGGCAGTCAAGGCCAGCCCCCTGGTCAGCCGGGCCCTGGATATCGCAGGCGAGGGCGGCGAGGAGGCGCTTTCCACCGTTCTCACCCCTTATTTGCAGCGGGCCATTTATGACCCGGACGCCCCCAACGCCACACCGGAGGAGATTGCGCAGAGTGCCATCATGGGCGCGGTGGCCGCCGGAGTGCTCCAGGGCGGCCTAGAGCTGCCGGGGGCGATTTCTAATGCGGCGTCCGACATCAGAACCACTCGGAGGGCTATCGGGAGCAACGAGGACATTACCCAGAGAGCCACCGCCAATATCCAGGCGGGTCAGAACATGGCCCGGTATTCCAGCGGAAATCCGCTGGCCGTTACCTTACCGACGGTCGAAGAGGCCAAAAGTGGCCTCTTCCTGCCCGGTTCCCCCGCCTATCAGCAGGCGGATAACCGCATGCCGGGCGAGCAGGTTATCCGGGCGGAACTTCCTGGAGCTGGGCAGAAAAATGCAGATGTGGAACCTCTTGTTTCAATAGATAATATACGCCGGTATCAATCTGCAATCGACGGCGTTTTTATGGGCACGCTTCCTACTGGCGCCGATATCGTGCTCGGGCAGACGCCATCCATTCTCGCTGAGTATGGAGCGCCTGCGCTTGATCTGCACATGCGGCAAAGCGTCGCAAGGAAAATTGCATATCCATCCGGATATATGGGTGGAAAGCATAATCTTGGGCTATCAGCGCTTAAAAATCTCCCTTATCAACTTGCAGACCCCATTGCAATTATAGAGAACCCGCAAAGCAATTCGAGAGGTCTTGCGAGTAAGATCGTTCTTACAGAATGGAACGATTTGGACGGAAAACCTGTTATTATTCCGATCCACCTAAATGCACAGGGTGCAATTGATGTTCAAAACGATGTTGCATCTGCATTTGGGGCGGATTATATCCAAAGAATCATTGGTAATAATGGCGAAAATGTGCTGTATACAAAAAATAACGAGGACATTTATCAGCTTCTTTCCAAAGGGCGTCCAGTGCCCCAGGCGATGGCTGATGATGTCCTCGCTAGAAACAGTATACCCCCAGCCGGGCAGGATGTCAACCTACAGCAGGGCGATCGCGGTGAAACACAGGATACGCCCAGGGAGGGGCCTGGGCCTGCCTTTGAGACAGGCCCGGAGAGTTCCGTCGGCGCGGCTCGGAAGGGCTTCGACCCCTGGTCGGAGTTCCAGGGCACCAAGAGCGAGTTCTTCCCCGAAGGGGCCAACGCGGCCCGCCCGGTGGACGTGCCCACCACCGACCCGCAGGGGCGGCCCATCCGCAAGACCGCCTCCACCTCCATGGGGGCAAAGGCTATTCCCGACGAGGCGGTGGGCGACATTCAGAACATGGTGCTGCGCGGGGAGCTGTCCTATGACCGAGTGAGTGACAGGGCTTCCATTGACCGGGCCGTGAAAACCATTGAGATGAAGGGATATCAGCGGGCGCTGGAGGAGTTCTCCACCCAGGTGCGCAAGGGCTTAGTTTCCAAGGACATTGCCACCCTGGGGCAGCAGCTTCTGGTGAATGCAGCCAACGCGGGAGACGGGAAGGCCACGGCGGAGTTGCTTTCCCTCTACGCGCAGATGGAGACCACCGCCGGGCAGGCAGTACAGGCGGCCTCCATCCTGCGCAAGCTGGCCCCCAGCGACCAGCTTTACGCCGCCCAGCGCATGGTAATTGAGCTGGAAAAGGCCATCCAGAAAAACTACAAGGATCTGGAGATCACCATCGACCCGGCGTTGATTGAGGAGTTCAACCAGCAGACCGACCAGACGGGCCGGGACGCAGTGCTGGATAAAATCAAGGATAACGTGGCCGCCCAGGTGCCCGCCACATGGCAGGATAAATGGAACGCCTGGCGGTACATGGCGATGCTCTTTAACCCCAGGACGCATATCCGAAACGTCGTAGGCAACGTCGGATTTCAGCCGCTGCGCTGGACAAAAGACCGGGTGGCGGCAACCATCGAGGCGGGGGTCTCCAAGGTCAGTGGCGGAAGGCTGGGACGCACCAAGTCGTTCGC